CATACCGCTTTTAATTAGTGCAAGCTTTAAAGTATGGGTATCCATATCATGGACCGCACCAAGAAGTTCTTGTTTAAAACTTGTACACATTGCTGTTGTGATAGCCATGTTTGAATCCCTTTAATATACAATTAGAGAGGCCACCCTAAAGCAGCCTCTCAAGTTATTTTTATGCTAGTAGATCACGATCTACTTCAGCAGCTGCTCCTGTAGCACCCATAGGGGCATACACTACAAAGAACTTAAATGAACCTGCTGAAGGTGCATTCGAACCTGCTAACAAAGCAGTAAATGCTGTAGCTGCAGTTGTAACATTTGTAATACCGTTTACTGTAGTAGTAGAAGCGGCAAGAGTTTTTGCGCCATTGATATCTGCTGTTCCCAACATATCAACATCGCCTCCTGTTACACCGAAGCTCACTGCATTAGCACCACCAATAGTAGCGGCTGCAGTACACTCAGCACCAGCGGCAAGGACCACACAGTTATCTGGAACCGTACCGATGTCGTGAGTTGAACTAGTAGTAAGAGAGCCGTGAGCAATCTCAGCGGTCTCAATGCGAGTTACGTCTCGTAAAGCCATTGTATATCCCCCCCTTACGCTGCGTTATATTTGGCAGTAACGATACCTTCAGGACGAAGGATCTTTCTACCATATAGATGCATACCACGAACAATATCAGCAAAGCTGTCAGTGTCACGATATGTTTCGGTTTTGTTGATTTGCTCCGCAGTTGCGACAGCAGAATCATGACCTGCAACAAGAACACCAAAGTTAGCGTTTTGGTTCGCAGAACCAGTTGTGCCAGCACCTGTGCCAACAGCTGGTAGGTTGCTTGAAGTATATACACGGAAGCCGTGTAGGTTGTTCAAGACAAGACCGTTACGTAGTCCACCTGACTCACCAAAATCTGCGTTTAGAAAACGAGAGTCTTCGTCACGTAGGATTTCCATGAATACTGGATCAACTACTAGCCAACGCCCTTGTGTATCAACTTGTTGTTGATCCAACAAACGAGCCATTCTAGACACGATCATTGCTGGTGAAACTGTTGCAGTTGGCATAGCTGTTTCACCGGGTAAACGAGCTGCTACTGGAATCGAGTGATTACCAGCAGAACTAGTTGTGATGTTGCCAAATGAATCCTTACGGAGTTTCATTGAAGTCAACAACTCGTCTGTACCAGCAGTTGCTACAGCAACAGTACCGTTTACAACATTGTTAACAGTATCTGCAGAAGTGTGCAATGAAGACTGTTTAAAACCTGCTAAGTAGCCAAGAACTTCTTGGTCGTACTGATCAGACAGACGATATGCGGCTCGGTTTGTAGCCAAGTCCATGAAGTTCACATGTGAGTGAGCTTCTTCAATGTCGTCAATTTTAAAAGCAAAGTAGTTTGCTTTATCAACAACAAGGGAGAAATCTTCATCGTCAAGATCTTGTGCAGTGATTTGTGTACCACGAGCATAAGCACTGACTGAGATTTCAGGTTCTTTGATAATTTTAACGGTATCACCTTGAGCAGCAATCTCGCCAAAATAGTCAGAGTTTGTGATGTCACCTGCAACCGTAGACTTACGGAAGGCAAGTTGCACCTTTTTAGAATAGATTACGGAACTAAAATTACCATTTGGTAAGTTTGTGTGTCCCGCTGCGGAAGTAAAAGCCATAGTTCTTCTCCTTAGAATTTATTGGCGTTTCAATTTGGGGAACCCAAACAACCGTAATAAGAGGCTAAACGTTTTCTAGGGTGCGTTAGGCTAACAGTCGGCCAACCATTAACCTTACGGGCCTGTACTTATTTAGGTAATTCCCATTTGTGTTTAAGTTTTTAGTGAGAGTAAGAGAGGTAGTCCCGGATGGGAGGCTCTTTAAATACTCATAGTTATACACTAAGGTTTTGTTTTGTCAACACCTATCGTGCATTACCTGTCATATCATAGATAAATTTACCGCTACGCATAGCTTGGTTAATGTCATCCTGACGTTTTTCAAATTCTTTTGCAGACATTTTAGCAACTTCTGACTCTGTTATTTGAGAAGAAGATTCATCTATGTCTACACTAGCCTTTGAGTTTTTGCTTACCAAAGATGCGGCAGCTTTCTTGCTTGCCTTCTTTGCAGTTTTAGTAAGTCCTTTATCGACCTTGTATAGATCAATAACTCTTACGACAGAAGCTGGATCATCTGCGTTTTCGTAGATTGCATCCTGAACCCATTTAGGTTGTGCTTCTGCCCAGTCATGAAACTCATCTGCTTTACGTAGTGTATCAAAGTCTGGATGTGTTTCACGAATTGTTGCTTCTGCTGATTTACGAGTAGCTTCATATTGTATTTCATCTAACTCAGCCAGACGTGACTCAGCTTTCTTATACATCTCTTGAGCTTTCTTAGCTGCAATAGTCTCTACTATTCCTGCTACATCTGGGTATTCTTTTGCCCACTGTTCAATGTCTTCGTCTGACTTGGGTGGTATAATAGACTCACCCTTCATTCTGTTTTCAAGTGCGGTAAGTTTATCTCCCCACTCTTTTTCTTTTTCAGACATGTGTCTTCTAAGATCACCGTATCGTTTCTTAAAAGACTTTTCTTCCCGACTTAATTTAGAATCATCTTCTTGTGCTTCTTCTTTAATGTCAGTTTCTTTTTGTTCGGTATCACCTGCGGCTTGTACTTCGGTTGTCTCAGATCCTTCGCCATCGGGTTCATTTTCTTCAACTTCTTCACCACGTTGCCCTGCCTCTAGTCTAGCAATTTCTTCTTCTTCTTTTTTTATCCGTTCTTGTTTACGTGCATAGTTACTTCCACGTTGTACAAAACCAGCATTCTTTGGGGTTTCTATTGCTTGTAGTTCAGGCATTGTATTCTCCTTATGTTGGGGCCAGCATTATTGCTGGGTAGCCTTATAGTTATTTGGATGTTATTTCTTTTTCTTTTTCATTAAGCCGCCTTTGTTCATTCCTCCACGGCCTGATCCCTTGCCAAGATCTCCTTTTCCACCAGTAGACTTAGTTGCTGAAGTACTTTTACCGTAACCCCCTGATCCTGTTTGAGTTGTTTTAGCAACACTTTGATTAGCTTTAGCAGCTTGATCTCTAATAGATTTTGCTCTAGCTTGTGCATTAGCCATCATTTGTGAGGCAGTACTTGGTCCATCATCATTTCCTTGTATTTGTCTACGTAAGGCAGCTGTTTCAGTTCCAGTGTCATCATCTTTTTTAAAGGTTGTACTTGTAGAAACTCCTTCAAGTTTAGAGGTATCAATATACTCAGGTTGTGCAGCAGCTCTTTTTTCAGCTTCTCGTTTTCTTCTTTCTCTAACACTTACTTCGTATTTAGCTAGGTATTTTTCATAGTCTCTATCATCTTTAAATATAGATTTACCATCTTTCCAATGTTTCATATCCCTATCTAATTTAATACCATGTTCTCCAGCTGCTTGTATAGCAAACCTATCGCCATTTATAAATTCAAATGGAGTTAATTTTAAACCACCTGTTCTAGCTTTTTCCCACTGTTTTATTAATACGTCAGCTTCTGCTGTTTTACCCTCAGCTTGTAAAAGAATTATGTGACTTGCACTATGAGCTAACTTAGTTCCTTTTTCAAATGTCCCTAAAGGCCCGGGTAAAAAAGACTCTGAAGAAAGAGCTTCACCTGTCTGTTTTGCAAGCTCATCCATATCTGCATAGTTATAATCTTCCATCCATGCATCAGGGTCTGGCTTAGGCATATTTGCAAAAGGATCACCATCATCACTTCCACCACCTTGTTGTGGTGTTTGTGCTGCTGCTCTGGGTACACACATATTAGTTTCTGGATCAAAGTCCATACCCATTTTATCACAGTTTTCTACTGAAGGAATAGATGAGTCTGCTCCACCACCAGTCATTGTTGCTGGATCTGGAGGAGCCATGTAGGTAGCACCCGGAGTTGCGAATATTGGATTTATAGTTGTAGGACTTGCAATGTAATTATAAGCTGCTGCTGAGTCAGCATCTATGTTAGGAACTGTTGGCATTGGAACTACTGAACCACCGGGATTAAAACCTCTAGGAGGTGGCGGTGGGTTAGCTTGATCCATTTGTTCTGGACTCATCATAGCTTGAGTACGGTTTTGCATATCCATATTTTGTGGGTTGTCAGCCATAACGTTGCTAACTTGCTGATCCATTTTAGTAGGATTGTTATAAGGGTTTGATGTAACACCACCAACGTTGTACCCTACCCCTGTATCTACTGGCATTGTTTGCTCGTTACCTTGCATCATACCACCCTGATTCATAGCATCCATTGGCATATCCACAGGCTCTCCACCTATTCTACCATTAGATTCCATGTCAGCTAAACCTCTTTTAGCTTCCATTCTTAAATCTTCAAAAAACTTTACACCAAAGTATTGAACGACATCAGCAGGAACTACATACTCACCTTCGGATAGTTGAGCAGGGATATCATCTCTAACCTCACTAGCCATAGAACCCGGAGGAACATCATTACCTGACACTGGATCTACATCCATACCGTCATCTTTTAAACCACCTTCTTGCATGAAGGCCATTTGCATTTGATCTTTCATAACTGTACCACCTTTATTAAATTCTTCACCACTTTTCCACCTTTTATATAAATCTGGAAAAGTTTCTTTAGCTCTTTGTTGATCTCTTTTTACCATTTGTTTAAAAGCACGTTCAACTCCAGTACCTACTGCAAAAGAAACATCCTCAAATGGATTATCTATATCTTTTAATGCATCTTTTATGTAATTTACAAAATCATCAAACTTTGGTTTTACAAATTCTTCATAACGATTCTTAGGTTTTTTCTTACTCACGGACAAGTCCTCCACCACTAAACTTTGGTTTTTCTAAATCGTATATTTCTTTCAGTTCTGATATGTCAATTACAATACCTTCTGTCCTAAGACCGTCATACTTAGTTTGCTGAGTTGACATACTAGGTCGATAAGGTAATTCTACACCAGTTTCTATTTTTATTTCTGGATATTCTTTTTTAAATTTATCTAAAGCTTTTTCTAAATCTGTTACATAGTTTCTATAAAGAGCATTACCTTCTGTAAGAACTGGCTTATCATTTTCATCATACATAGGACTACGATTAGCATCCTTCTTAATTGATTTATTGTTTATTGCAGCTTCTAATTCATCACCACTAAATCTTCTTGCAGCAATCATATCAAAGTTAGGAATAACAATTCTATCTATACCCATATTATTAGCTTGATTAATTAAAGCTTGTATATTTAACTCAACAGATTCAATATTATTTTTAATAGGAGGGCTACTAAATTGATCTGGATTTGCTCTTGCCATCATGTTTGTAGCTCTTTGTTGATATAAATCATTGCCATAAAATTTTCTGGAGGGTCTCATAAATTGTTGTGGATTTCGTACTTTTGCCAGAATAATCTTTAAAAGGTTGTTAGCATAAATTTCTTGCTGCGGATCAATTTTTCCATCTAGCATTTGTTTCTCTATAAGTTTTCTATATTTATTTTTTAGATCAGTGTAAGCATCCTCAG